GGCCGGCGTCAGCAGCGTGTGCGGACGCAGCGACGGGCCGTAGAAGTAGTTGCCCACGACGTCGGTGTTGTACCGGGCGACGACAGTTGCCGGCGAGTAGTTGCGGGGCCAGCACCCCTCGATCCTCATTCGGCCCGTGCCCGACTGCACGAAGAACGCCGCCGAGCGAGGGGTGGCGGCCCAGATAAGCTCAGACCCTTGGATCGAGAACTCTCCGGCCGAGACGTTGATCGCAGCCACATTGACGTTGTTGTGCTGCAGGCGCCCGCCGCCGACGCGGCATCGCCCTTGGATGACGCGGATAAGGCCGAGCGGGTTGTTCCCCCACAACGCGGCCTGCCCGATCGTAAGGTCGCCGCCTTCAATCGTGATCTGTGCAGCCGGCGTGAAGGCGCTGGATGTCGCATAGAGCAAACCGATATGCACATGCGACCCGTAATTGATCCTCAGGGTCGCCTCACCCAGGTCGAGCTGCATCGAGTTGAACGTCATCGGCAGCGGGCTCTCGGACCCCACCGTTGACCCAGGACCGTCGATCACGACGCGCTTCCGAAATGACGAGAACTTGTCGCAAACCCACCCATCGACCTCGCCAACAAGAAGGGCGCTACCCACATAATCGTAATAGATGTCAAGCCAGCCGGCGTTATGGACGATGCCGAAGGGCCAGACGTGGACGCTCTCGATGTGAACGAAGTCGAGCGCCCCGTCGATATGGATGTCATTACCGAAGGTGCCGCCCTCGTGCCTCCCGATGTAGAGGCCACCACAGTTTCCGACGCCCCTGATCCCATGCATCCCAGCACGAACGACGATGTGCTCGAAGACGCAGCGAGGAATTGCCGGCAACCCAATGTCGATCGCCGGGGGGTAGTTGGTGAGGCCGCCGCGCGTCGTCGCCGCTTCCGGCTGCTCGAACTCGAACGTCAATTCGCCGCGCACCGCCATGCCAGGCTCCGTCGGGGCGCCGCCGAGGCCCCCAGGCTGGAACACGCAACTGGCGGACAGGTTGAAGTCGCTCTTGATGGCGAAGCCGCTGCCGTTCCGGCCGGTGCACGTCATCGACGTTCCCGTCACGCCCGTCACCTTGTCCGTCACCTTCACAAACCCGTCCAAGACGATCTCGGAATGACCAGCGCTCAGGGCGTTCTGGAACTGCGTCGTGAAGTCGGTCGTGGCCTCGGCGGGCGTCTTCGCCGTCTCGACGCCGTAGTGCTGGAAATAGACCCTGCCGAGCGGGCGCCACTTCAGACCGTCCGCCGTGACGATCGCCGCGGGCGAGGCCGCGTTGTCCTGCAGGTAGTGGCAGAGGTGCCCGTCGTGGTAGCAGGACGCGATCGTGCCCGAGGGGGTCGCGGCGCCCAGGGCCGAGCGCGTCGCATAGGGCGGCGACACGTTCTGGATCGACTGCACGAGCTCCTGCGTCAACTGCGCCGACTGCTCGGCAAGAGCGGCGGCGGCCTCGGCCTTCTCGACCGGATCAAGGGACGCGAGAATGTCGCGCTCCTGCTCCTGCATGTAGGCCATGACGCGGGCCAGCTCGAGGTTGATGCGATCGGCTAGCTCGAACCCCCCGGCCGGCAGATCGGCGGACCGCTTCGGCAGCATCTTGCCGCGGATGACGATCTGGGACTGAGCCGGAGCGGGATCATCGAGCGTGACCGTGGCCGCGTCGTCGTACCCGCCAGAGTAGGCCGTCGACAGAACGTAGTCGTCGACCGGCACCTCGACGCCGTTGAGAAGCACCTGAATGGCGTCCTCGAACAGCCGGAAGCCGACGTTGAACGGACCGGCCTCAGGCGTGTCGCCAAGGACGATCGTGGTTTCGCGGGTCGAGTAAGGGACCGTTGGCATGGGCGGGAAGATCAGCGGCGCGCGCCGATCTCCCAATGCATTAGGGCAGCGGGCTTCCCGTCTCCCACCACTCGCCGTTGCCGTACTCGGTTTCGCGGCGGCGAACCTGCCGGCGCATGGCCGCCTCGGCTTCGGGGTCGAGAAGAAGTTGGAGCTGATCCCAGACCATGCGGTCGAGCGCGGCCCGGGCCTGCCAAAGCGTCGTGCCGGGCGTGTACCGCTTGGCGAAGTTGACCGTCTCGCGACCGACGTTCGTGTCATCGCCGCGCACCGCCTCGGCCACGTTGCCCGCGGTCAGATTGATCGCGTCGCCGATGAAGCCGACGACCGGACCGGCGACGTAGCCGCCGAGGCCACCGCCGAGGCGCGTTTCCGACGAGGCAAACAGGTCGCCGACGATCCCGAGGCCGCCGCCCTGCAGCGCAGCGGCCATCCAGAAGTCCGCGCTGTCCATCGGTCGCGTCTCGTGCCCCTTCGCCAACTCCTTCAACTGGACGCCCACCGCGCCCATGAAGGTAAAGCCGGCCATCGCCGCAGCGAGGTATTGAAGGCGCCCCATTCCTGTCGGCGTTGCAAGGACTTGCCGGTACTGGTTGATGCTGAACGTCATCGCATAGCTCTTGTAGGCGAGCAGCGAGCGGGCGATCTCACCCCAGACCGAACCGGGCTCGGCCGCGCCCCCGATCATGGACCGCATCTCGAACGACTGCGACGGCACCGCGATCTCGCCCATCTCCTGCATGAAGCTGTCGACGAAGCCGACGATCCGCTCGGCCCGACCGACGTCCATGCCTGCCTCGACCGCAGCCTCGCGCCAGTAGAGCGGCATCGCGAACCGTTGGCCCCCTTTCGCGAAGTGGAACTCGGGGTTCAGGTAGTCGGCCAGCTCGTCGTCCGTCATCCCGCGGGCCTTCAGCGTGTCGCGCACCCGCGGGTTGAGGTCGGCCGGCGTCGAGGCCCGCGCCAGATCGGCGGCGAACTCCATCTCGAACGACGCGCGGCCCATGTCGGTCCAGAACGAGAGCCCCTGCGCGCGCATCACGAAGCTGTTCATGCGCTCGCTGAAGCCGCTCACGGGCGTCTCGGCCAGGAAGCGCATCGCCGTAGCCCCGGCATCTGCCAGCGTATCGGCGACCACCCCGGACGCCGCCGCTTCGGATCGCGTCGCCGAGGACGAGAGCATCCGCATGTGGCGCGAGACGACGTTCGCCGGGTTCATGCCGACGCTCTTGGCCGCGAGCGACATCGCCACGCTGTCAGACCCGGACACCAGCATCGCCGAGCCGAGGTGCGCGCTCGAAAGAACCTGGCGCACCGTGCCGAACAGGCGGGCGGTGCGCTCCCGGTGCGGCGTGTTGGCCGCGCCCGAGATGTGGGCGAGCATGGCCTTCGCCGTCTTTGCGTTGGCGCCCAGCCGTTCCTCGGCCTTGAGGTCGCCTGCCACCTTCTTCGCAGCGTGGTCGATCAGGTTTTGCAGGCCCATCGTGTGCGACGGCCCCAGCACCTCCATCAGCGCAATGTCGCGGGCCATCGTGTGCAGATGCCCGGTGATCGCGGCGAAGGGGTCGGTGTCGCCGAACCGCTCGTTGTACTCCAGCCATGCACCGGCGCTCTTGAAGTGCAGGACGCGAGCGTCGCTGTGCCGGCGGAAGAGGCTCTTGCCCTGACCGCCGCCCCACGTCACTTCGCGCTTGTTCCAGCCGTCCGTGTGGATCGTCTCGTAAATCTCGCGGAGGAAGGAGCGGCGCGCGGCAAGACCATCGGTGCCGGTGACGAACGGGCGCCCGGTCGCGCGGTTCTCGATCCGGCTCCACGCCAGGCGCCCATCCACCTCGGCGGCCCACTCGTCGAAGCCGGCCTCCATGATCTTCTGACGGGAGTGCCGGTGCGGGATGCCGAAGTCGTCCAGCTTGCCGATGTCGCCGCCGGCCGCGTTGAAGAGCACCCGGGCGCGCTCCATCGTCTTGCGCACGCTGTCGGCCAGCACGCGGGCGGTGTCGTCGCCCGTCCCCTCGCCGTGCAGCTCGCGGAGCACGTCCTTCAGCTTGGCCTTGTTCCGCACGTTGCCCACGATGTCGCGCGCGTGCTCGGTCAGGAAGCCGCCGATGCCGGCGTTGAACTGCCGCATGAGCGCGTTCATCCGGCCCACGACGGTCGTGAACTGGTCGCCGCTGTCGCTCGCGTACTCGAGGACCCGCAGCGGCACTCCGGTCGGCGCCCGGGCCTGGTCGATCCTCTGCCGGTTGCGGCGCTCAGCCATCATCTGCGCCAGAACCGTATGACGCTCGCGCTCGAAGTTGCGGCGCAGGAGGGCCTTCACGTCCTCGCCAGCCATCGCCTCGGCCACATGACGGGGGTGAAAGCGGGCGTACTCGTCGGCCACCTCGCGCCAGAGCTCGGTCGCCGCGTCGCCCCGCGCCCGGTCGGCCTCGTCCGCGTCGATCGCGCGCTTGATGCAGTCGGCAAAGCTCATCAGAACGGCACCCCACCGCTGTTGCACAACTCGGCCACCTCGACGAACTCGCGGTCGGCGTCCATCTCGGCCATCACCTCCGACGCGCGCATCGTGCGGCCATCGGGCAGCGTCACCTCGAAATCATCCTCTTCAACGGCCATCCGAAGGTCCTCGTCCGCCTGCCGCTTGATCGGCTCGACGCCGGGCGAGGATGCACCATCGTCGAACTCGCTGCCATACTCGGGCAGCCACGCCTCGCGCCTGGCAACCGCGTCGTTCAGCGCCGCGCTCGCCGCCCCGCCCTCGGCCGCAAGCTGACGCGCCGCCGCACGGATGTCGCCCGGCTCCACGGCCATCATCGTGTCCCGCGCATAGCGGCCCAGGTCCGCCTCGATCTCGTCTTCCGCAGCGCGCCGGGCTTGGGCGCTGTCGGCGCGGACCGGCTCGAAGGTCGGCTCCTCGGTGTCCATCGCCCGCTCGAGCCGTTCGATTTCGGCCTCGGCCTCGTCCAGCCGCACCGTCAGGTCATCGGAGAAGGCGCGGCGCCCGCTCGCTTCCGCCTCCACGCCCTCCAAGATGGCGTCGCGGCTCAGGTAGTCCCCGTCGCGGGGGAGCGGCACGCCGATCGCATCGGGATCCAGATTGTCGACGTCATACAAACCCCCGGGCGCGTAGAGGCCCGGAACGCTCCTCGCCGTGACGCCGCGGGCCTTCAACTCCTGCCCGGCCGGGCCATCGGGGTCGATCTGGATGCCGGCGCGGCGCAGGGCTGACACCAGCGGGCGGGACTGCCCGCCGTATGCCGCCCGCACCTCCTGGTCGATCTCGTCGCGAACGGACCGAAGCACGTCGAGGTCAGCGCGGGTTGCCTGCCGGGCGGGGGGCGGGGGCGACGAGGTGAAGTCAGGCGTTTCCAGCCTTTCCTCCAGCGCGTCGATCTCCGGAAGGTCTCGCTCGGTCCGGCCCTCGGGAACACGCCCCAGGCGCTCGCGGGCATAGGTCACGCCGCGGAAGATGGCGGGTACGCCTGCCCCCAGCGCGCCGCCGAACGCCGCGCCCAAGCCCAGATCGGCCAGAATGTTCGGCTCCTGCAGGTCGAGCTCGTCGGCAACCTCGAACCGGCGCGGCATCACCAGCGCCTCGCCCAAGGCGCCCAGCGCGGCCTCGCGCACCACGAGCCGGGACAAGCGCAGAGCGCTGCCGCCCGGAACCGCCATCAGGAGAAGGCTCGTAGGGTCGCTGATCGCCGCGCCGCCCCGGCCCAGGAACTCGGCAGCGACGCGCCGCCCGCCCGACATGAAGCCAAGCGTCTCTTGCGCGTCGGCGTGCTCCTCCTTCGCCCGCTCCACCGCTGCCTTCCCGACGTTCTCCTCGGTCAGCGGCAGATCGCCGAAGCGGGCAGGGTCGGTCTCGGCTGCCATGCGCGCGGCCTCGAGGACGGCGGCGCGCTCCGCGCGGGCGCGCTTGTGCGACGTCATGCGCCCGGTCACAGGCTCGGGCATCTCCTCTGGCGTCAGGCGCGACCGCACCTCATCGACGAACGACTGCTCGTCACGGGCGCGGCGCTGATACCAGTCGGTCTCGATCGCCTCGGACCGGAACCCGGCACCGACGCCTTCCCAGAAGCCGGGCGGGCGGCGCGGGGCGGGGTTCAGGGCAGGGACGGACGGGAACGGGGCGTCGGTGCGCTCGAACATCAGAACCTCGCGTCGGCCAGAGCGTCCAGATCGAACATGAAGGTGCCGCCGCCTTCCGTGGTGACGTCGTGCTCGGTGCCGCCATAGAGAACGCTCATCGTGTACCAGCCCGCCACGACGTTCCCGGTTCGCGGGTTGACGACCGGGGACAGGGCGGCGTTGCGCAGATCGGCGGCCGTCAGCGGCTCGCCGGCATAGAGCGGGGCGCCGTTGCCGATGCCCTCGAAGTCCGTCACCGCGGCGGGGTCGGCTTCACGGCGGCGGCGCCCGGTCGGAACAAGCTGCTCCAGCGCCGCCTCGGCGTCCTCCACCGCCATGCGCGGCGGGAGCAGGGTCGGGGCGCCGAACACCTCCTGCACGCCGCCGACCGACCGGCCGCGGGCGTCGGTCGACTGCCCCAGCGCCGCCTGAACCGCGCCCTCGAACACCGTGGCCTCGTCGCCTTCCTCCATGCCCTTCGAGCGGGCCGCGTAGATCGCCTCGGCCGTCTTCAGGAGGCGGCCCTGCAGCGCGGGGGCCGGGGGCAGCGCGGCGCCGATCCCGAGGTCGAGCGTCCGCGTCCGCACACTCTTGGACGGCAGCGTGACCACGCCCTCCTCCATGAGTGCTTGCCCCTGCAGCGCCTCCATGGCGACGTCGGTATCGCCGCCAGCAGCGGCGAGGCCACCGACATGCACGAGCACCGGGTCGGCCCCCACCTCGGCCAGCGCGCGGCCGGCATCCGCACCGAATGCATCGACGAACGACATGGCGAGCGCGGCGCGGGTGGCGACGGGCGCGGTGCGCGAGGTCATCGCCTTGAACTGCTCGCGCTCGTCGGCGCTGAAGAACTGCGGCGTGTCGACGAACCCCTCGTCCGCCATCATCTGCCCGTACCCGCGACGCATCTTCAGGCCGTCCTGAAACGCCTGCGTGTCGGACACGTCCATCGAAACGGGCGGCGGGCCATTCTCGGGGAACTGCCGCGCCATGTGGCCGATCGGATCATCCTCAAGTGCGCGCTGCGTCTCGGCGTGGGCGTCCTCCATCGCGTCGACCAAGTTGCCGCCCTGCACTTCCCACTTCTCGCGCACCGGCTCGGACCGGGCCTGGTCGATCACGTCCTTCTGCTCGGCGGGCGGCAGCTTCAGGAAGCTCCCCATGTTGTCGCGCAGGCCCACGCGCATGGCCGCTTCGCGATAGCCCTCGATCCCCTGCACGCGGGGGTCGGCCAGGATCGCCTCGTCGGGCGTGTGGCGGCCCTCCGCAGCGGCGGACGAGATCATGGACAGGCGCCCGCGAACGTCCGTCTCCCACTCCCGCGCCGCCGCCTGCTGCTGCCGCTGCGCCGCGCGCTCGGCGTCGGCCAGTACGCCGCTCGACTGCGAGGCGGTCCACGAGAGGCCGGGCAACTGCTCGCGGGCGCGGAGGACGCTGCGGAGCGTGTCGCGCGCCGCCGATGCATCCTCCATGCGGCCGGTCGCCAGGGCGTCGGCGTAGCTCGTGGCGTACCTGTCGACGAGGGCGGTTGTCGCGTTCGCGGCGCGCTGCCGGATGTCAGCCTGCCGCTCCTCGGCGATCCCGATGCGGCGCGACTGCGCCTGCCCCTGCAGCGATGCCCGCAGATCGGCCTGGAACTCCTCCGGGGCGTCGGCCACCACGCGGTCGATATACTCCCCGGCCGCGCCCTCGTAGCCGTCAGGGTCGAGCGGGTGCGAGTGCGACAAGGCCAGAAGGTCCTCGCCGCCGCGGTTCATCATCTCGGCCTGGTACGCCACGCCGGCCGCCGCGTCGTGGATGCGCTTGTATGGGCCGAAGAACGGGCTGATCGCCTGCGTCACCTGCTCGCCAGACGCCTTCGTCATCTGCACCGGCTGCGGACGCTCGACCGGGGCCGCGGCGAAGAGGGCGGCTTCCTGCGCTCGGCGGCGGCGGTTCACGCCATCATTGTCGGCTCCGAGCCCTTGGATGGCCTGCACCACCGCCTCGGGGCCGTTCTTGAACGAGGTGACGACGCGATCAGGAAGGGTGCCGTAGTTGTAGGTGATGGACGTCAGCGCCGCGCGCTGGTTCGGCGCGAGCGACCGCCACACGTCCTGCCCGACCGCGCTCGCGGCGCGCGGCCCGAACTCCAGCTTCACGCGACGGCCCAGATCGCGCTCCGCATCGGCCCGCGTCACGCGCGTCGCGGGCGATACCCGCTGCACGGTCCCGTCCGCCAGCGTCACCGTGTCCGAGCCGTACCCCACGCGGTGCGCGTTCACGTCCCAGTAGGGTTCCTCACGGAAGCCCTCGAAGTGCCGGATGACGTCGAGCGCGTCCGCCGTGCCGGGGTCGATGTCGCCCCAGAGCGACGGCATCCCCGCCGCCTGTTGCCGCGCCTGGTTCCGCCCCGCCTCTTCCCCCGCGCGCTTCGCCTCGTCCCGCACGATGGGGTCGAAGACGCGGTATGCCTCGGCCGCGGTGTCCGCCAGCAAGTCGAAAACGCCGCCCGCCCGGGGCTGCGCTTCAGAGAACGTCGAGAGCGGGTTCGAGGGGGCGATCTGCCGGATCGTTGCCATCAGCTGCCTCCGAACTCACCGAACTCGACCAGCGACGGCAGCGCCCTCATCAGGCCGCCGAACCGCGCCGTCCGCGCGGACCGCCGGGACAGGCGGGATTGCCGGCGCATGTCGTAGACGCGACGCTGCTCGTTCCCCGTCGTGATGCGGCGCTCGCGCTCGCGCTGGTCGCGGACGTCCTGCATCACCTCGAGGTTGCCGACGCTCGCCCGGCCGCCGTTGGCGGCGAGGGCCGCGCGGATCGACGCAAGCTCCTGATCGAGCCCCAGGCGCGAGGCCGTGTCGGTCTGGTCTGTGCGGATTTGCGCCCATTCGGAATTGATCCGCTCCTGCTGTGCAACTGCGCTGTGCTGCGCGGCCTCTGCCTGCCCCTGAAACAGCATCCCCAGCGGTTGCGCTGCCGAGGCGGCGATCATCATTGCCTGCATCAGATTGTCACCTCCTGCGAGACGGCGAGGATCGTCAGGCGGCCAGGCACGTCGCGGAAAATCTCGATCATCGGGTGGTCCTGGTTGCCGAGAACGCTGAAGACCGCGCGCTCGGTGCGCTTCGGCGGCGGCTCCGTCAGGTCCTCGCCGATAGCATAGTCGCCGCGGTGTGTCGTCGTGCCGTTGCGGCGGACCGAGTAGATGTCGCTGTCCAGTACCGACACCGCGACGCGGCTGATCCTCGGCGTCTGCATCATCGTGTCGCTCTGCGGGCGCGCGGGCCAAGGCTGCAGCAGAAACGTGAACGGCAGGCCGATCTGCCGCTCGCCCACGATCGTCGGGAGCTCCAGGAGGTTCCCGCTGCCGTCCGTCTCGAACGAGCCGAGGTGCCAGCCGCCGAAGCGGACGGACACGTCCTTGGTCGCGAGGTGCGGCGCCGCGGTGGAGGCGCTGTCCACGATCGCGCAGTCGAGCAGGACGTCTGGGTTCATCTGCTCGAGGATGCGAACCGTGCTGCCGTCGAGCACGCGGTCGACCATCACATGATGCCTGCCCCACGCGACGCCGCCGCCGACGAAGGCGCCCTCCGTTTCCCAGCGCACGAAGCCGATCGCCTCGCGGGCGAACCGCCCTTCCCACGACAGGGCGGCGAGCGAGCCGTCCGCGTTGACGCAGAGCAGGTAGCTCTCCGACATCTGGCCGCTGTCCGCCGTCCCGATGAGGGCGACGGGGGCATTGATGAGGTGGCTGTGATAGCGGGACAGGCGCGCGACGGACCACTCGAGGTAGACGTTCCCGTCGAGCAGCGCCACGGCCAGGTCCTCGCCTGACGCCTCGACGAAGACCACGCTGTCTTCGACCAGAACGGGGCGGATTTCGCTCGAGCCGCGGGCGTCGAACCGAACGGCGTGGAACGATGCGGGCGTGAGCGGGGTGCCGTCGCGCGTCTTCAGGTAGTAGGCGCCGTGCGTCGAGAGCAGGATCACGTCCACGGACGAGATGACGTGCAGGAAGCGGTTCCCGTCTGCCCCGGCCCGGCGGACGATCGCATCGTCATCGTCGAGGCCCACACCGAAGTCGGTCGTGTCGCGGGACGAAGACAGCGCCACGACATCGGGCAGGAGCGGGAAGTCGACGAAGATCAGCCGGCCCTGCGCCAGCGCCGCGCTCCGCGGGTAGCCGCGCACGGGCGAGATCAACTGCTCGTCCCAGATCGTCGTGCCGTGCGGGTTCGTCTCTTCAAGGGCGTTCACGGTCGCGCTCGCGGTCGGGCTCGAAACCGTCTCGGCGGGCGTCGGCCCCTGGTAGCCGTCGATCGTGACGCAGGCGAGCAGGCCATTGACCGCATTCACGATGACGATCTGCGCTTCCCACCCGCTCGTGGCTCCGACGATCACCTGTCCGACCGTGAAGCCAGAGACGTCCCCGATGTTGATGACGAAGGTCGGCGGCAGTTGCGTTACCACCGTTCCCGAAATCTGCGTCGGGCTCGTGTAGCCGGTCACGATGATCTCACGGCCTGAATAGCGGATGCGGGTGCCGACGTAGGCGGCCGAGAACACCGGCGCCGACGCGGTGACGGTGATGGCGCCAGACGACGCCGAGGGAGCGAGGGTGACGCCGCGATTGAACGCCCAGTAGGGTTGCGCCAGCTCGCCGCCGGTGTTCTCGGCAAACGCGAAGGTCGAGATGACGATAGACCCGTCCTCGTAGGACAGGAACTTCGGCACGGTCGGCCCCAGCAGAAGCTCGCTCCCCATGTCGACGATCCACGCCTCATCGGCGGTCGACCACGGCACGGGCGTCACCGTCGTCACCGTCGTCTCCTCGTCGGTGTCGACGATCACCAGCTTGTCGTCCTCGACGTAGCAGCCGAAAGAAACCCCGGAAGCGGGGCGCCACGAGATCGGGCCAACGGCGGTCGCCCCAACCGTCCGCCGGAACTCGGTGCCGGGCCGGTCGGTGATCGCGCGGCTCGCCAGGATGCGGCCGTTGACGATCTTCTGTGCCGACTGCCCACGAACATCCACGTCCGCCGCTTCGAGGAAGTCGGGGCGCAGCCAGCCGTAGGGCCAGCCGTATTGCGTCACGACCTCCTTAGCCACGACGGCGCCTTGCATCGACGAAAGTGCCCCCGTCGCGGTGGAACGGCTGCTCGCTCTTGGCGCGGGACGACGAGGTGCGGGCGTCCTGCAGCGACATCTCGGCCATCGCGTCGGTCTCGCGGGCCGCGCCGTACTCTTCCTTGATCGACCGGAGGATCAGGGCCTCCATCTTGAGTTGGATGCCGCGGCGGAAGAGCGCCGTCCACAGGTGCGGCTCGTGGACGACGACGCGCTCGGCCCGAACGCCGGTCGGCGCCGTCGCGTGGACATGCGTCGCATCCTGCAGCCAGTCGACCGAGAGATCGCCACTCGGCGTGATCGCGCAGACCTCGCGAACGTGCAGGGTCCCGGCGGGAACGAGGTAGGCGTCATCGTAGCCGAAGCCGCCCGCGCTGCGGTTCAGGAGCGTCGACCATTCGCGGGTGAAATGGTAGCCGCCGGCTTCGAGCTCGGCTTCGACGATCGGCGGCCAGTTGGCGGACAGGACGCGCCACTCGTTCGAGCCGTCGTTCACGCCGATCAGCGGCTCCTGCCCTTGCGAGAGCAGCGCCGCGTTGAAGATCGTGAGCATACTGGACATGCGCGGCACTATCCGCGTGCGTTTGGCCGCAGCCTATGCACGCGAACGCCCGCCCCCGGCTGCAAACAAGGGGCTGGCGTTCGTCGGCAAGGTGCCACCCTCGAGCGGAGCCGACATGGGCCGCCCCGAGGCGAAGCGCCCTTACTCTTCGACGAGGCGGGCGCGCTCCTCGAACGACTTCTGCAGGAGGGCCACAATGTCGGCCTTCTTCGTGCCCGAGGGGACATCGACGGCGGCACCGGCTGCCATCGCCAGAAGGTCGACCACGCGCATGTCCTGAAGGGCCGGAACGGCGGGGAGGTGCATCGCCTCGGCGCCCGGCGGCGTCGTGTCGGTGATGCGGTACATGCCGCCGCTGTTCCGGATGTTCTCCATCGCGGTCAGGAACGCGACCTCGCGCGGCCGGTCGTTCTTGACCTCCGACCACGCCTCCTTTTCCGCGGCGCCGCCCGGCTTGAAGTCGGGGTTCGGTTCGATGATGACCATCTTCGGCATTGCTCAGAACTCCTTCGAGATGAAGGCCGCGAAGGCGATCGAGGGCGCGGTGCCGCCGACGTCGAGATGAAGGTCGACGTAGCGGTAGGCGATGTCGGCCTTCATCGTGTGGAACCGAAGGTCGATCGTGTCGCCGGCCAGCGTGTCCACCGTGTCGTTCGTCTTCACGCTGGCGTCGCCGGCAACCTCGGTCGCGACGACCACGCTGTCGGATCGGCCGCTGTCGTTCGAGAGCACGATGCGGAACGTATATTCCTCGTTCCCGGCCGAGACCTTGATCGTCTCGACGTTGATGCGGCAGACCATCGGGGTCAGAACTGCGCCCCCCTGGTCGTGTTGCGCGCCGACGTAACCATCGGTCGTCAGCGCTGCCGAACCGGCCTCGCGCTTGATGAGACCGGGGGCGGCGTCGATGGCGAACGTGCGTTGGTTGGGCATGTTCCCGGCCTCCTTACTTCACGATTGCGGCGTTGGTGATGGACGACATGCGGATGGCCGAGAACGGGTCCTCGATGCACATGCCGATGTCGTGCTCGAGGTTCACGCGGTGGTGGACCCCGTTCTCCAGCAGACCGAAGTCGGTGACTTCGATCGGTTGCTGCTCCAGGCCGCACACCCCGTCCTCGCCGAAGCGGACGACGTAGATGGACGACGTGGCTGCGGCACCGCCGCCGTACCCGACTTCGTTGAAGCCCAGGAACTCGCCGAAGGCGCCGATGCCGTACCCGGTCAGGATCGGCAGGTCGTTGTAGGTCATCACCGGGCGACCGATGCTGTCCGTCGTGTGGCCGACGAAACCGGAGACGCCGGTGTCGCGCGTCGCCGCCGGCAGCCGGTCTTTCAGGGCCTTCGGCATGAGGATGTGCGTCGGGTTCTCGACCAGGCCGATGGCGCGGTCGAGCTGCGACAGCGAGAGCGCGGCGCCGCCCGAGGCGGTGGAGTTGGCGAAGACGCGCGAGCGGTAGTTGGTCCCATCAACCACGCCATCGACGATGCGAAGGCGGGCCTTGAGGCCGGTGAACTCGCGCGGAGCCGAGCCGTTGTCGCCGAAGATCACCGTGTCGGTGTGCTTCTTCGCCTTCTTCTTCAGCGACATGCGGATGTCGATGGCGCGGCGCTGCTCGCCGTGGCGGGCGATCAGCCGCCGGTCGACGTCGATGTTGCCGGCGATCGGGAATGTCTGCTCAACGACATCGTTCAAGAGGCCGTGGCCTTCCTGCGGGATTTCGTTCAGCGCGCGGAACGCCATGTTGTCGGGCAGCTCGCCCTCTTCCATGTAGCGGTACACGCCGGCCGGCGCACCCTTGAACGGCATGTTCACGAGGATGTCGCTCTGCTCTGCGTAGACCTCGACGACTGCGCGCTCGAGGCTGTCGGGGCCGTACTGCCCCTTCGCGTATTCAACGATCGTGTGCACCATGTCAGGAGGCCCTTCCGCTGGCTCGGTTTACGGTGATGGCTCGCAGCCGGTCGAAGGCCCCCATATTGCCGTAGTCGGGGGTGGCCTTGGTTCCCGCGGTCTTCGTGGTCCCGCTGCCAAGCAGGGCCTCGACGCCGCGAATTGCGTCGGCTGACGTCATCATGGCGGCGAGGGCCTTGCGGGCGCCTTCGTCCTTCACGCGGTTCGTCAGCGCGGTCTCGATGTTCTTGATGCGGCTCTCGCTGTTCGGCCCCAGCTTGGACTTCTCCTCGCTGATCGCGGCGTGGTCCGCGGCCACCTCCGTCGCGAACATGCGCGCGGCTATGCCGAGGATGCCGGTGACGACTTCTTGCGAGAGACCCTGCGAGTGCGCGAAGCTGGTCAGGTCCTTCACGGCCGGGTCGTCGGGGTCGACCTCGGGCTTGTAGTCGGCGGGAAGGTCGAGCCCGTCGAGATCGGCCTGGACGGACAGATCGTAGCCGCTCGGATCGTCGGGCACGTTGGGCGTCTCGCCTTCCGGTTCGGCTGCCTCTCGCGGGGCTTCCTCTTCGGCCGGCTCTGCGGCGGCTACCTCTTCCGCCGGTTCTTCGGCGGCGGGGGCTTCGGCCTCACCTTCCGGCGCAGGCGCTTCCGCGTCGGCTGCGTCCCCCCCTTCACTCTCCGGGGCGCGGAGAAGGCTTGGGCCGAAGAGGTGCCAGAACGGGGTCGTGCGGATCAGCATTCGCAAGTCTCCTGAGATCGTGCGCAATAAATCGCTGCGCCATCACCGCGCTCAATGCACGCGGGTCTGCCGAGATCGGGAGAATGCGGCCGTGGGTCGCATCTTCAAGCGTTTTCAATAGGATAGCGCCATCGGGCGCTGTCATACACATCTGGATCGCCGCAAGCACGCGCTGCCGCTCCTTCGGCGACAGGCTGGCAATGTGCTCGATCAGCGGACCGCGAACCTCGCTCACGACGGCCCCTGCCCCTGCGGCGGCTCCGCGGGCGTGTCGCGAACGACGGTCAGGTTGTCGCCCGTCGCGCGGATGATGTTCGAGAGCGTCATCGGCATGTCGAGGAACGCGCCCACGGCCTCGGGGCCGCCGGTCTGCGCCACCAGGTCGATGTTCGAGCGGGCGATGCTCACTTCGTCAAGGTTCTGGCTCTTCGCCAGCGGCGACACGGCGCGGATGTTGATGTCGCGGCCGGCGTGGCTGAGCGTCGATTGCAGAAGCCCCTGCTGCAGACCGATCGCCTCGATGCGCTGGATCATCGGCAGGATCAGCTCTGACCAGAGCGGCGCGGACGGCTTGCCGAGGCGCTGCTGCACGCGGCGGCGCTCGTCCAGCCATTGCGAGGCGGTAGGCGGGGTTTCGCCGCGCTGGCGGGGGCCGTCCTGGTAGAACGCCGTGCGGATGCGGCCCTGCATCTCCTCCTTCGAGTAGAAGCCGTAGTCCAGGCGCATCTCGGGCAGGATCGGCTCGGGCTTCTCGCTGCCGGAGCGGCGCGGGTAGGCCATGCCGGCGCGGATGCCGTTCGCAAGGTCCATCACGCCGTCGTCGACGTAGGTCATGGCGGGGTCCATCGCCTCGTCGAGCTTCGTCAGGACCACCTCCTCGATCTTGTTCAGCGTCAGGAGGTCGGGCAGCGCCTTCCGGCCGGGGCCGCGGCCCCAGGGGCGGCCGGGGCGGGGGTTGAAGCGACCGACGAGCAGCGGGCACGCGCCCTGCAGCGGGCCGATGATGTCTGCGCCACTCACGGGCTTCTCGTCCACGGTGATCTGCCGGCGCCACATCGGGTTGCCGGGCTCGCTCCAGTCGACCCAGAAGCCATGCGTGACGCGGGCCGCCATGCCGGGCTTCTTCATCTTCGAGATCGTGCCGGGGTCGGTGATCTCCACAAGGGGGTCGTCGCCGAGCAGCGCGTCGAGGTGTTCCGCGAGGACGATCTGCGTCCGGAACCGATCGAGGACGCCGAGGTGGCCAGGCACGATGTAGAGCTCGTCGGGCGGGACCGCTTCCACGAACAGCGGCTCGGCGAAGTGCCCCTTGTCGACCCACACCGCGGCGGTTCCGTGGGTGGCCGCGCCGAAGAAGATGGCGGGCTTCACGTCGTTCAGGTTCGAGCTTTCGATCAGCGCGAAGAAGGCATCTTCCTGCTGCTGCACCAGCGCCTCGACGTCGCGCACCTGGTCGCGCGGGATGGGCATGGTCACTTCGTACTCAGCCCAGCGCATCTCGTCGGGCATGAAGTAGTTGACCAGATCGCCAGCCAGGTCGGTCGCCACCTCTTCGCCGATCGCGATGAAGGTCTCGTTCTGCGGCTCGTCGCGGCGGCGGGTGAGGTTCTGGTTGAAGTCGTTCTGGGTGCCGTTGTCGCAGAACCGCAGGATGTCGCGCAGATCGCGCTCCACGTCACGGCGCGCGTTCTTCGCGGCGGTCAGCCTGCTCGTGAAAGCCTTGTCGGGCGTCACAGCGTGACGAGGGTCCGCCGCCCGGGCCGGCGGCGACGCCCGTAGACGGCGCCA